GTATCTCGATTGTGTCGGGGTTAGCCGCTGCCATGATCTGGCGGATAGCCATCTTGTTTGCTGAACTGGAAATCTTGATATTGATTAAACGCCACTTCTCGTACTTGCGAAGGTCGCTGGCAAGCTTCTTCTTGACCGAGGACGGAAGAACGGCTGGCAAGGTAAACTCCAGGGTTAGGGTTGAACTTGCTATGTTTATATTGGGAGCAATGCTGACATCCCCGACATCAACGTCACGCTGGATAAATACATTCGCATCGCTTGAGAATGAATTATCAAATACAATCTCAAAGTGACTGCCATATTTTAGGGAAAAAGGATCACCAAAGTCAAAATCTTTGGTTCTTACGAAGGACTCATAAGATGTTCCAGAATCAACGTAATCAGATGAAGTAGTTCCAGCAGGACTCTTAAACCCAGCGTACTTACTAATAAGTCCTGTTGTATTTTTCAGCATCAACCTTGAGCCTTCGGCGTTGAAATTGGTTAAGGCAAACTGCATTACCTTGGGAGTCCAAGTCCCCTCAAACGCCCCTAGCGCGGTGTTGTACACTAGCAAAGTATCGTTGGTATCATTGGCCTCAGTAGGGATCGCCAGAAAGTATCTATTGTCGTAATACATGGCGGTAGATACTGCGATAGCCTGCGTGTTGATGCTTTGGATAACGTCTTTCACTATCTCGGAAATGGGTATTCCAACTGAGCTAAAATCATCCGCTACTGACCGCACCAGCGACCTAATACCATTGTCGGACAAGAACAATATATCGCTACTCACTTGAACCGCAGTACCAGTAGCAACACACCCTGTATTATTGGATATGATGGACACAATCCAATCGGCTGCTGTGACTGCATCGCTTGGAACTTCTACTTGGAATACCCTGCGTTTCTTGAATACGATGATCCTATTCTTGTAGTACGGAACGATTGCAGTTATCTCGTCTCCATCATCGCCGTTGACAATAATGCTGTTGGTCGCATCCCATATTGAGGGATCTAATATGTCCGAGGCGTAAAGCGTGTTTCGGTTAGCCCCAGAACCAACTGCAAACAACCTATTCTCCGTGTTAATCAAAAGCCTCAAGCCCTGTGGTGGTGGGCTGACCGTGGCTGCGGCAGTCGCGCCTGACCCATTGCCAACGATTGTGATTGTAGGTGCTACCAAATAACCAGAACCACCATCAACAACAGTCACGCCTGTTACTGCGCCACCAGCAACTGTTGTAATAAAGGTTGGCACTGTCCCGCCCAAATTGGGTCCAGTAGCAATTGCCGTTGCGCTGGTGTATCCGCTTCCAGCAGTAGTAACTGTTACAGCGCGAACCTTGCCACCTTGCCTTGTAATAATGCTACCATCCCAATAATGAAAGTCTCCGTCAGCATCGGCTAGGTACATCTTGTCGTTAAACTGAGCCATCGAAACTTCAGTTGCGCTGTTGACTGAATAACCATTAGCCCACTGCTGAGTTGTGTAAGAGTCCCATGTGTTTGTTAATTGAAGCCAAGTAGCATCGATTGGATGCATGGTTGCAGTGCCATTTGAATCAATGCTAAAGAACCTTCCGTTGGTTACAGTCAGCAACTGCTCGTTGGCAGCAGTCTCGTAGTAACGCATCCCGCCAACAGAACCAACCGCGCTGGTGGCAGTAGTGCAAAAGTTTGTTGTGCCAACGCGAGTTTCAAGATTGCCCTTTGGGGAAAGGGTCATGTTTTGTAACTGCTGTACTTGATTCTCGGCTAGTAAGTCAGATTGCAGGCCGCTGGCTTGACCGCCTAAAAAGCTCCTAATGCCGTCAAACGCCAAGAGATCGTCTAGGTTATTGTCGTAGTAAGGCATGACTGCCTCCCTTTAAGCTGAGAACATTTCTTCTATGGTTAGCTCGCCCAAACTTTGCGGAGTGATCTGCTTGATGCCGCCAACCTGGCTCAACTCGTAGTTAGCCATAGCCGCAAGGTCAGAGTTGGCAGTCTGCGTGATGGCTTGCGCCTTGGCATACTGCCGTTCACGCTCTAGGGCATCAGAATGAGTCAAGGCTAAAACCAAGTGATGAACGTGGGGTAGGCGAAGTTCGTCATTTAAGGCGGAACTAGATGGAGGAAAGTCAACGATGTAGTTTGTCCTAGTAAGACACTTTAGCTTTTCCACAACCCGCAATGGGATTGTGCCAGATGTAGCAAGCCTTGGGTAAAGATTTAGCTCTGCAACGCCACTGCTGTTTCTGCCTGTAAAGTGGTAGGTATCTGGATCGCCAGTACGCGCATCGTCAAGCAAGCCTGGGTCTTGGCTGATGATCGTAGCTAGATCAATCGGGTCAACCTCTGCATCATTGTAAGCAACCGAGAGAGGTGTTTCCACATTGCTACCAAGCGTGATTGTGCGGTTTGTTCCAACCGAATAAGTGGAGTTGGTGACAGTCTCACGCCAAGGCGCAAAGTCCCATACTCGGCGGTAGGCCAAGCTTGCGGCCTTTTGCAAGAAGGTAAGCGTGTCGGCATCGGTTTTACCAATCTTCTCGCCTGCGTATTGGGCGATTTCAGTTAGGGTCATTTATCCCCCCTCTTAATTCAGCACGCTCGGCCAAACTGCTTTAATTTCTTCTGGCGTGTTGCCAACAATTTCAGTTAATGTCACATCACGCAGGGCTTGTTTCTGCAATGCGATCTCGGCCTGCCTAGTTGTATCAGCAGTTTCAACTGCCTTCATAAACTCAATGTCGAGGGATGCAAGGAGAGGTTTACGAGCCTCACGCCATTTGTCTTTCCAAATCGCTTTAGCTTTATCTGGATTTACAATAATCATTCTTGGTACTCCCATGCGTTACGGAAGGTTCTGTCAGATGGTATTTCTGATCTATCCACGATTTTGTATGGCTTGCCAGCGGGAACGTCTTTTGCCGCACACTCTTCGATTGTGTGGGTTAGCAAATAGTCTGGAGTTGGAGTAATGATTGCCACTCCTTCGTCTGTTGGATAGATGATTTTTTTGTTCATAATGGGTTAGCGGAAGACGACAACAGAGTTTAGCTGAAGATCGGCTGGGGATGATGTGTTTGCTTGTATGGTTCGGAAACGAACAGATCCAGCAAGGTATGATGCTGTCCCTACATAACCACCAAGAATTGCATCTTCTGTTGTTATAACCGTTGCATACTTTGCATCAGCCATATTCGCTGTAAAGTTTGCCGTGAAATTCCCAGTTGAATTATCCGTAATGCTCGACACGTTGAAGCTGGCCGTAATCGAAACCGTTCCAGTTCCATTAAAATTAACCCAAGCTTTTGCGACTCTGCTTGCTGCGTTGTCTGCTTCGGTTGCTGAAGTGGAGAGTTTGGCGAAAGTTATAGATCCATCTGCTGGAGTCGATGAAAATGTTCCAGTTGTTGCAGATGTAATTCTTCCCTTTGCGTCTACAGTTATGAATGGGATTGCCGTTACGCTTCCATAAGTTCCAGCCGTTGCTCCGCTTGTAGCAAGAGTGGCCGTACCTTGGCTAATCGTAAAATCACCAGCAAGGGTGGTGGAAAGATTTGTAATTGTAGAAGTTGTGCTGTTGAGCGTAACAACTGTTCCAGATGTACTGTTGAGCGTGGCAATCGTTCCAGACGTAAAGATGCCTGCTGTGCCAGTTGTAGTTCCAGCCGTAAGCGTGGGAATCAAGGCTGTTGTAATCGTCCCATTCGTAATCGTGGCCGCAGTCGATGTCGTTGTTCCAGCGGTAAGATTAGGAATCGTTCCAGTAGTAATAGTCGCGCTGGTGCTAACTGTCCTGTTGCCCGTAGCCGTACCGTAGGTCAACGCACCAGATAGGTTGAGGCCAGTATATGTTCCAACAGAAAGAGCATCGTCAAATAAATTCTGAACTGTTGCACGCCTTGGCGCGCCTGTATCAGAAACACCGCCAACAGCAATCAGAAGTTGGTCGGCAGTCCCTACTGTTGTTAACTCGGTCTGGGTTGTGATTAGACCAGCGTAGATACCAGTATCATCAATAAGGTTATGCAGGCCAGCAGCAGTAACAGTGCCGTTAGTGGCAAATGTTTGGGTTCTATTTAGAATTGTTGCCATAAATTAAGCCGTAAACCTCATTGCGGTTGCGAAGATTGTTCCTGCTGGAACTGTGCCAGCGGTTGATCCCTTGCTGTTCACAACATATCTTATTACGTTTGATGCAATTGGGAAGAAGCTAGTAATAATCTGTACTGTTCCAGTTGTAGATCCAAGTGAATCAATTGATCCAATAACTATGTCACCAAGAGTCGCGCCTGTTAGGGCAAATGTTCCTGTGGTTGTATCCGCAAGGTTATGTGGCTGAACAGTAGAAAGTGTAAACGCTGCCGTGCCATAGCTAACAGCAGTAAGTCTTGGTCCAGATGCACCAACCTTTAGCGTGCCAACTGTTGCTGTATTCGTTACTGCGAGCGTGCCAATCGTGGAGGTGTTGACGGATTCAGTGCCAATCGTAACCGTGCCAGTAGTAGCGGAGATGCTAGAGCTAAAGGTGGCCGCGCCAGTAACGCCTAAAGTAGAGGAAAGGGTGCAAGCGGCTGTTACGCCCAGCGTGGAGGCTAGAGTGGTCGCTCCAACCGCATTAAGCGTGCCAGTTGAGTTTACGCCTGCCGTAGATAATTGAAGCGCGGAGGATACGTTGTTGCCATCCGTGATGGTCTGGATCGTGCCGTCTACGCCAGTAAGACCGCTAGTCTTAATTAGCTGGACGTAACTGGTCGAAATGTTCTGTGTTCCAAGTGTGGGCATTTAGTCTCCTAGTTGGCGAAGCGGTTTTTGAGGACATCCCAAGCCATTGAGCAGGCCAGCCCAACGACTCCAGCTACAGCCAGAACCTTCGTCTTTAAGGTTTCCAGCGCACCTAACCTATTAGCAACATCCCCGTGGAAAGCAAGTGACCTTTCGATCATTGAGTAAAGGGTCATCTGACGCTCCTCCATCCGAACAAGAGCGATTGCCACGTTCTGCACCTTCTCGCGCAGATCAGCAACTTCATCAAGACTCACGACCCCTACCCTCCAAATATCTGAGTGCAACCGCAAGATGGACAACTGCATCCGTTACCTCTTCCCGATCTCGGCCTTCCTCGACTATCCGCTTGATGCTTCTGTTGACAGATAGGAGATGCTTTACCTTGCCAATGTACTTGGTCTCCTTGACCATGTTGTTGTTCTCCACGGCAAACTTTAACGCCTCCTTGAAACAGGCGTATTCCTGACC